ATTCATCAAGAAAGATTTTAGCCATAGTACACCTACATAATGTATTTATATTATGTAGATATAAAAGGTTTATAGATTACTTATCTCCTGGATGATACTCACCAGAAATGCTATTGCCACGATAGTCAGTATCATCTTTTAAGAAATGATTTGACTTATTAAATGTCTGCTTGATTTCTTTTCTGGTTCTTCCGGTAATTGGCTGACCATTTGCAATCGGTACTACTTGGCAGATAAGATGATCAGGAGCTACCATATCATAAGTTATTTCAGTAACACGGAACTTTCTTTCGGTTACTTCTGAATAGATTCCTGCCATACTGAAGATGCTATCTTTCTGTACTTTAGGTAAATCCCAGCTACAATGTAAAAGGAACGGTAAATCCTTATCGTTATCTACTACCCAGCCGTATCTCTTGAATGTCTTTACTTTCGGATTTCCGTCAAAGAAGATATGGGTATCCATAGGCTCGGAGTAACTGTCAATTTCAGGTTCGCCTTGCTCATTTGATTTAGCAAGGTTGGGAAACTGATATTTGACCGGAATTCCTTGCATCTGAAGGGCTTCATTGTATCTCTTTCTTGCAAGTAATATATCTGAACCTATAAGATGATTAGACATAATTATTCCTTTCATACTGACCATTTGATGCATTTATACTTGAAGCATCAGTAGGACATTTATTAGTAATTGATTTTACTTGATTAGGATATAAGGCTACAATTTCAATAATGCCATCAGGTTCAATGTGCTCAGTTTCTACTGCATCAGTTTCATAGTTGTATGTCTTTCTTTCCCATGTTCTTGAAGACAATGCAATTAAACTATCGTAGCCTGTCATATCTCCATCTTCTTCATCAGGACGGTGTACTATCTTTGGATTCTTACAGTTTAAATAACACTTATAAGTATATTTACCTTGTGAATAGTATTGTGTAGGTAATTTACATGGAGCAAAATAAATACCTTCAGCCCTATTGGCAGCAGAATACTTCTTATGATCTATTTTAAATGTATCAAAGTCCCATCTACTTCCGTGATAACAAACTAATAATCTACCCTGCTTATCTCTAATCTTGCTATCTTTGAAGAAAGCAGACTGTTCAGGAGTTAGTTCATTACCCTCGCTATCATATTCGGCAGAACTGGCTTTGATATATCTTTTCACGCCTTAATCCTCTGCATATCCATTATCTCTAATGATGTCATCAATATTGGCAACATATGTCAGCCAAGTCCAATCGAAACCTTGTGTCTGTTCAAGATCAGTTAAGTTTACAGCACCGCTATGCAAAAGTGCATCTGCCAATACCCTTGTGCTACAGTTAAAATTGTTATTAAGCCAATCTGGACATTTAGCAACATTAAATGCTACAAGGTAATTAGAATAACGATTACTAAATTCCATACTGTCATAGACTTCCAGCATACGAAGTTTGTCATAACCTAAATCTAATAATGTCATTAAGAAAGAAATCTGATCACCTGACAGATGCTGATTGATTTCAAATGTAATATCAAAACCAAACTTATTCAGTTCTGCAAGTATCTCATCAGTAGTAAATTCTTTAATAATTCCAGAATCCGGGTCGGGAGTGAGTAAGCTACCGCTTGAATTTACCAAACAAGCAAACAAGGTACCATACTGGTTGTGATTCACCAGTATGTTTGTACCTTGAAGTCTGTGACTTCCATCATCAATGATTTGCTTTACAGTTATGAATAAGTCAACTGAATTGTTTGACTTACATTCAGATAACTGTAACCAGTTTGATATATTGTAGCGATATGGATTACTCATGCTGTAACTTGCTCCGTTGATTCAATTTCAAGATCTCTGTGTTCTCTTACATAGTTACGAAGTTCTATCTGGAAAGCCACAAGGTTATCTGTTGAAGTTTCAGGATACTCACTAAAGTATTTTGCAACTAAATCAAGCTTGAGCTTAAAGTAAAGTATCTTGTTTTCTTCATCAGTAATCTCAGGATGCTTTTCTCTAAAGATAAAGTACCTTGTGATTACACTTGAAAATGACTTCCTTACTATCGGACTATCACCATCTTTAGCAAGGTCTGCCTTTTCCAATGTCTTAAAGTTAGAACTATTGTATTTTTTCAAATCATAAAAGAAACAATTTATTAGTTCAGTAGTCGTCATAACGGTTTTATGCTAACCTGCCTTTCATTAAAATCCGCCCATTCCGCCGCCAGGTTCTCCACCGCCAGCTTCAAGGTCAACATCCCAATCGTTTACAGAAGAACCAGTTTGAGGGAATGCTTGCATAAGTATTTCAGTAACTGCTTGCTTGTAATCATCAGTATTTTCAACACCAAGATCTTTCATAAGGTTTACAAGGTTTTGAGCCTGACCGATTGAAGCATCACGCTTTTCAAAGAGTACCTGATCCATATTGGTAATAATAGGATTCATATTGAGTACGAACTTATCTACGAAACCATTCATATTTCTTGACACAAAATATTTATTGAGTGCATCTCTCCAGCCATTCTTATATGCATTTTCTACACGCATCAAGCGGTTGGCATATAAGGCAGACCTTTGTGACATTACATTACCAGCTGCACCTAAACCCTCAGAAGATGAGAAGTTCATAGCCTCTTTCGGAACACCGAGTACAGATAACTTCTTGTTCTGGTAGTAGTCAAGAAGCTTGTTATCACTATCAGTAGTTTCTGCCATGTTCATATCTGTAATGGATATAGCATCTTGTCCGTTTACTCTTGCAAGATAAATGAGGTTATTAGGACTTTGAGGATTTACGAAACTCTGTGCATCACCAGTAGCCGTATTTAATGCTAACTGTTGCTCAATCTTGTCCTTAATCTTCTGAAGATAGACACCGATTTCATCTTCATCACCTAAATCACCGCATTCAACATTTACAAACTTAACAGCTCTTGAAAGAGATGAAAGTAATAATGCATCTTCAAGCAAGTTTAATGTCTGTGTCGGCTGAACTACATTTGTCATTAAAGGATCAGCAAACTGAATATCATAATCAATAGTGCTACCATCAGAAGTTTGTGCTGTAAGATGATACTTTCCAAGTAAACCACCTAATGAAAAATGAATGATTGAAGATTCAGGATAGGAAATTGCTGTGCTATCACTAATCAGCATTGAATCAGAATCAGAAGGCTGATAGACATATCCTTGCGGTTGTCCTCTGTACCATAAGTGGACTACATCTTCAGGTGGAATCATATAGGAAGGAATAATATCATAGTCAAGATTTACTAATGTATTATCATCCAATCCCATTAAGTTTCTATGCTGGTGTTCACCAGGTTCACGATACATCTCTGTTGTAGGCATATAGAATTGTCCTACCGTGATCAACTCTATAATGTGATCGCCTACATAGTTGTTGATGTTCCATCTCTTAAAACATTCATTTACGATATCTGCTACTTGCTGATATTTAGGTTCTATTGCTGTAGCCCAAATAATATCACCTGCCGTATTCGGAGTAGTAGCATCTGTCGCATAATAGTTTAATGCTGTACTAACTTGTGAATCCCTCGCAAGTGCTCGCATTACTAAAATCTGCGTACGAATATCTTCAACATCAGAATTAGTTCTTAAATCAGATACTCGATATATGGAACCACCAACAGCTACAGTACTTCTTAATCGTGAAGTCTGTTCCTTTTTAGGAGTAAATAATCTTTTATACCAACTAGCCATTTGGAAAATCCTCCGTTGTTATAAAAGGTTATAAGAGATACTTTTCAAGGTCTGAATCAATATCATACTTTGCAAAAAATTCAGATTCATTGAATATCGGAATATTAAGTTCTCTTGCAGCTAAAATGGCTTGTCCCTCAATACCGTCTTTGATATCACCTACAAGAACGCACTGGATATAACCATCAAATTCAGTAACAACTATTGCAGAATAACTTTCAAGGATTGCTTGAATCTCTGAAAGTGAACCGTGCTTAAATGTACCAGTAATGTAGATGGTCTTATTACGGAAAATAGGTGCTCCGTCAAAACTCATAATCTTATCTTTAACAGCTAATTCAATCTGATCAGAATTTACAACTGTGTCAAGTTCTATGATATTGCGTGGCATAGATAACCAATTAGCAAATCTACGAGATACATTCATATCAAGTTCAGTATAAATCTGGATAGGATTATCAAAATAGAACTTAACTGTCTTGTAATTGTTATTGCAACGATTGCAGAACTTAATAAGCCATTGTTTATCCATACCTACTTCCATAGGAATACAAGCATAGATTACTTCCCAGAGATTCTTCTTAATCTTAATGTCCTTATAGTCAGGCAGAAGTAATACATCTGGCAGAATCTGTAAATCTGAATTATCAATATACTTATCAAATTGAGATTTAGAAATAGTATCAAGTCCTAATACAGCACAGAATCGCTCAATTCTCGGATACAGTAAAGAAGTACAATATGGATCAGA